AAGTGGGGCCAGCCAGCTCAGGTGGTGGACTGCGCGCTGGAGGGCGAGCGCACTGTGTCGCGCGATGGGCGGACAGTTGAGGCCAGCGTCAATCCGCATCGCCAGCCAGCACCAGCCACCCAGCAAGCGGGGGAGGTGCGGCCAGTCACTCCGTACACCTGCCCAAAGTGCCATGCGCTGTGGCTGCATTGGCCTGCAGAGCAGACTGGCTTTGGGCGCGATACATTGAACTGTCGCAGCGCCGATCACTGCCACTATTGCGAGAAAGCTGGCGTAGAGCAGTTGCAACGCCTTGAGCGAATTTCAGCAGCGCTACACGCACCCCAACCTTCCCCCACAGTACAGGCGGCAGAGAGCGTGCCAGCGCCACCACCCGAGTGCGAAACAGAGGCCGAGAAGCGCGCATTTGCATTCGGGTGGTTCAAAGCGTTGGAGTCTGAACGCATGAAGGCTGAGAGCGTGCAGGAGGATGCAGCCCGTTATCGGTGGCTGGCAGCGTCGGCTGGCGCAGTTGCGGGGCCGGATGACATTGATGCGATAGCTCTGACTCGCTACAAGGTGGTCCACTCGCACGACAGCATGTTTCACCGCTTTGCAGTGGTGGCTGGGGATGGCAAGCAACAGCTTTACCTTGGCCGCGAAGCTGAGTGCGAGAACATGGCGCGCAAGCTCGCCGGAGCGTTTCTTGACGGCGCTTTCTATCAATCGAATATTGCCCCAACCCCAGCCGCCCAGGCGGCAGACAGCGTGCAGGAGGATGCTGCGCGGCCCGATATAGACGCCGCGTTTGAAGCCACCCGCCGATGCTTGTGCAAGATTCCCCGGTACTCGTTCGCTCTGGACAGTCGCGGCAACGTTCGCCGCTGCGAGGATAAGAGCGGCAATTGGATCGAGTTCGATGCTGCCCACGCGCTGTTTGACCCTGTTTCGGTTGACGCAGCCCGCAAGCAAGGAGACCAGTCATGACTGAGCCGACAAATAAAGAACTAGATGCAGTGATTAAGCACCACCGGACACGCATCTACCCACAGGACATGCAACCACATTTTGAGCGAGCAATCATGCGCGCAGGCTTGGCAAAGTGGGGCCAGCCAGCTCAGGCGGCAGAGCCTGTGGCTACTCAATGGCTGGCTGAAATGATTATGTCTGACTGTGGTTGCAGTACAGGAAATCAGCGGCTACTTGATCGCATCATTGATCGTATTCAGCACTATGACCGAGCCAACACGGCACCCCAGCCCGTAGCGCGGGAGCCGCTGACACCAGATCAAATTGCGGAAATCGCAGACGCAGCCCACCGCGAATACGACAGACTTGTTTCTTCAGGCCAATGTGCTCCGCGATGGTCGGCGGTATTCGCGCACTTGCTTGAGATGCATCACGGCATCAAAGGAGACCAGCATGTTGAATGATTGGGCAAAGATGAACCGCATGGTGCGTCTCACCCACGAACCTACTGGCGTCACCACTGTAGCCAGCGAGTACCGCTCTCAGCATCGCAACCGGGCTGCTGCCTACGCCCGCCTCAGGTCAAAGGTGGCAATCGGCACTGTGTTCCCACTTCCGCTGCGGGCCACCTACGACTTCCCGGATGGTGAGCCGTGCCCGGATGACATCAACAAGCACAGGCAAGGAGGCCAGCATGGCACTGAGTGACGAACAAATCAGCCGCCGAGCTGGACGCCCATACAGTAAAATGGCGCAACCGCCCCACGGTCAGGTAGGGCGGTCACTTCCCATCATCGTTGTTAAGGAACGAGCATGAGCAAAACCGATCTTACCGCTGGTGCGCTGCGCGAGCTTTTGCACTACAACCCAGAATCAGGAATTTTCACTTGGCTTGTCGCGCAAGGCGGGGCCTCGATTGGCGCTGTAGCCGGTTCACCGAACGAGCGTGGCTATTGGAAAATAAAGCTCTGCGGCCGCGCCTATGGTGCGCATCGGCTGGCATGGCTATATTGCAATGGCGCATGGCCATCTTTTGAGATTGACCATCACGACCAGGACAAGAGCAACAACAGAATTGCAAATCTTCGCCCTGCAACTAGGTCGCAGAACAGCCAAAACAAATCTCTTCGCTGCGACAATAAATCAGGGCTCCGTGGCGTTTCGTGGTACGCCAAATCAGGCAAGTGGTGTGCCCAGATTGGGCTGAATGGCAAGCGCAAGAACCTCGGCTACTTCGAGTCCAAGGAAGATGCCTACAAAGCCTATCTAGCGGCCGCAGCGACAATGCACACACACAACCCCCTGGTGCTTGGCCATGTTATGGCCTAGCCCCAACCGGCCACGCATCCCTCAGGGTTTCGACATCAGCTGCGTGCCCCTGAGCTGCTCCCGCCACCTCCGAATATCTTCGGACGCACTGATCGAATACGACACTGGCGGTAGCGGCGTACTGATCGACGGCATCACGGGTAGCACCGAGGATTCGGTCTGGCACTGTGGCAAGGTCGCCCCGCAGCCCATCAAGCTCGCCCCGCAGACCATCAGTATCACGCTTGTTTTGAGCCGCGCGTGATTCGGCTTTTCTGAGTGCTGCATCAGCGTTCTCCCGGTAGATTTCAGTGAGTCGGAGGGCGGACTTGGCAGAAGCTGCAATGGCTTCGGAATGCTGAGCCTCAATACCCGCAATCTGCTTTTCATACCGCCATGCCTGTGTCTGCCATGCCCCACCGAATGCCAGCGCACCGGCTGCAATGGCCGTGGCGGCGTAGGTGTAGAGGCCGGGGATCATCGCCATGCCTTCCACCAGTACCACATCATCACCAGAATCATCGGGTTCATCGGGCGCACCTTTCATAGATTGCGGATAGCACGGCCCCGGCAAAGAAGCCCAGCAGCACCAGCACGCCGATCCACAGGAGCGGGGCGGTGTAGAGTCTTTGAAGCACGGTCATGCCAGGCCCTTCGGTGGTTGCGGGATGGATTGCAGGCACTGCGCCCGCTCGGCCATGCGCCGATTCGTCAGGCCGCGCACCACTTTGCCGCCCGCCCGGTTCCAGCGCAAAAGCTGGTCGCAGGCGGCGCGGTATTCGCCCGCATTGAGCAGGCGCACCAGCGTGCTACCGCAGGCCGCGCCCACGCCCACGTTGTAGGCCCATGAGGCGAGGGCGTCGTAATAGCCTTGGGTGACGCGCACCTGGATGCATTGCAGCAACTTGGCGCCGTGAGCCTCCACATGCTTGAGGCTCAGTGCATTGCACTCGGCATCGGTGTAGGTTTTGCCGGGCTGCACGTCGGGGCCGGTGATGCCGTCGCACACGGTCAGCACGCCGGCGATGTCGCGGTAGGGCTTGAGCTCGCGCCCCTCATGCCCACGTATCTGAGTGAGTAATCCGGCAGAAGCCAGCACCACGCCTGCAGCGGCGGCGATGGCGGCTTTGTGGGCGGCGTTCATTGCCCCTCCTTCCCCTGCACTTCGCGGTAGATCTGCACCAGCTTGTGCCCGATCATCAGCACCGTGTAAACCAGCGTGGCCCACAAAACCAGCTCAGACACCGGATACCCGGCGATGGTTGCCAGCGATACCGCTGCGGGCGGGGCGGCTTTGGTTGCCATGATTGCGGCCCCTTCTGTGGTGGTTTGTGTGTTGCTCATTGCGTCGTCCTGTACTCAGCCGGGTACTGCTTGCGCTCGATCTCTTTTCTGTAAGCGTGGTAGCAGTGATTCGGCCCCTGCCACCAGAACAGGGCATCAATCACCGGCATGGTGATCTTGCCGAACAGCTTGCCGTCGCGGTGTGCCCGGTAGCTGCGGGCGCTGAGAGTCTCGTCAGCGTATGACAAGGTGCCGTCAATCGGCGGGATCAGGGCATTCAGGAGCTGATCCACGGCGATAAAGACCTGCACCCCGTAGGCTTTGATCAGTGCCCAGTTCATTGCGCTGGCCTTTCGTGCGCTTCAACCGGCGCATCCAGAATCTCCAGCGCCCGGCCTACGCCAATCAAGCCGCCCGCTTCCAGTGCTTGCACGCCGGCGCGCGTGTCTGCACGGCCGAGGTCGATGAAAGTCGAGGCAGCCACATCGGCCAGGTGCACGCGAATCGCTGCGGCCTGCTGGCGCTGCGCCATTGTGGCGGCTGGGTCATCCAGAGCGGCCAGCTCCAGCGTCACCTTTTCAGCCTGCGTGAAGCGGTTGCGGAATGCCAGGCGGGTGATGCGCAGCGCAGCATTTGCTTTGGCCGCCCGTGCATTGAGTTCGTCGGCGTGCATGGAGTTGAAGTCTGCCTCGACAAACGAGCCAAGCACGCCATCCAGTTGCGTCGGGCTGCTGTCGGGGCAAGTGCCAAAAAACTCCGGCACCGACGTGGGGTATGCACTCTCGCGTGCCCACACAAAAACCAGGCCTGGGACTGCCGGGAACGCAGGCCCGTTGACCGCCGGGTGACTTGCGACGGAGACGCCGGTCACGGAATCGACGTAGGTGAATTTCAGGTACTTCATGGTGTCCTTTCAGAGAATGACGCGGGTTAAGTCGCTGCCGACACGGTGCCCGTGCGCGCGCAGAAGGGATGCAAAACGCTTGCGCTCGTGCCAGGCATTGGCGTGGCCCATCAAGCCAAAATAGCTGTTGGCCATGGCGCGGGTGATCGATGGGTCCGCTCCGGCGCGGGTGGCAAGCACCTTTTGCCGGGCGGTCCTAATGGTGGATTGGCGCACGTACCGCGCATGCGGCCGGACGATGTAGCCTAGGAAGTTGATCCCGCCCTCGATGCGGTTGATTTCTGTCTTTTTGGGGTGAAGGCGCAGGGCCAGCCGCTCACCGAGAAAGTCGTCCAAATACCGGCATTTGTCATACAGACTGGCGCCGTCGTGACCAAGCATCACCATGTCATCTACATATCGCACGTAGTGCACTGCCTTGAGTTTGTGCTTGGCGAACTGGTCTGCCGGGTCCATGTAGACGTTGGCAAAAAACTGGCTGCTCAGGTTGCCAATGGGCAGGCCGTCGCCGCCGGAGTTGAACAGACTTTTGTGGGATGGCACCTTGCGCATCAGGCCGGGTGCGCTGCGCACCTGTACGTTGGTGGTGGGATCGTGGTGCAGCACGCGCCGACACAAGTCCATCCACCACGGCTCGGTGATGTGGCGCGCCAACAGCGCATCGAGAATGGGCTTTTTGATGCTGACGAAAAAATTCGCCACATCCGCTTTCAGGTAGAACGTGGGCACGCTGTAGTTCTGACTGGCCGAGCGCGTGAAGTACTCCAGCCGGTCCACCGCGCGCAGAGCACCTTTGCCCGGTATGCAGGCAAAACTGTCATGCGCGAAGCGGTTATAAAAGCGGGCGCTAACGCGGTTGTAAAGCAGGTGGTGCACGATGCGGTCACGAAAATCCGCAGCCCACACCTCCCGCACCTTGGGGTGCTCAACCACAAAGCAGATGGATTGGCCGGGCTGGTATTCGCCAGCATGCAGCTCGTAATACAGATCCATCAGATTGCGCTCAAGCCGTTCTTCAAACGCCAGGGCGTTGAATGTGTTGCGCTTGGTTTTTCTGCAATCAAAGTAGGCTTCAAAAAGCTCCGAGACAGTTACATCGCACTGCGCTTGCATTGTTTTCTTTCGCCTGACAGCCCGCACATAGTAGGCATTCGTCTTATTGTTGTTGTTCTGGTTGCCGGGATTCGACGAGTTCCAGTTCTGGTTCCAGGCGTTCGTCGCTGAGTACTCCGACGCTGACCAGTAGTTGAACGAGCCGGTGTTTGACCGCGCACTCACACGTCGCCGCGCAGTCTTTACCGCGCGGAAACTGCACTTCGCCTTTCGTTGCATCGCAACGGGCGCGGTCCCGATAGATCGGTCGCTGATGCAAGCCATGACTCGCATCACTCTGCCGACAATGGTTTGACAGTCTTCAGCCAGCCTTGCGCCTGACGCCCAATGCTGTCTGTCAATGCAACTGTCTCGGAGAACGCTTTGATGTTGATAAGGCGCATGTCTTTCGACAGCCTTACCAACAACTCAATGACCTGCATTCGCTCCAGGATCAGGGCAACAAAGTGCGCTCGATCACGAAGGAATGAGTTGGCCTTGTAGATGAACACCACCAGATCCACCGCCTCCTCGCGCAGCTTTGCGCCCAGCGAGTGCTTGTAGTCGCGCGGGAAGTCCTTGGTCACTTTAGTGATCTGCTGCAGCAGCTCATAAGTGACCTTGTAAATAGGCAGGTGCTGGTACTGGGCCATGCTGTTCGGGGGTCCAAAGAATTAAATAATTGATCGCCTGACAGCCCGCACATAGTAGGCACCCGCCTTACTGGTGTTGGTCTGGTAGCCGGGAAACGACGAGAGCCAGTACTGGCTCCAGGCGTACGTCGCTGAGTACTCCGACGCTGACCAGTAGGGGAACGAGCCGTATGCGAATGCCTCGGCCTCGCCCGTGCGAAAGTTCTTGCCTGCTGCCACCTGAGCGGGGTCGCCTGATGTGTAAGTCGCACCGGTTGGCGATGTGTTGTTGTTCAGGCCATGGGTGGCGGCGGTGTCGCCGTACGACCCCAGGTTCATGTAATTGGGCGTTGCTGCTGTGGGCCGGTCGGCCGTGGTGTAGTTGGCGTCCGCGGTGGGCTTGAGATTGCGCCAGCAAAGTTCCAGCTCATCGCGGGCGGGCAAATACCAGTCGGTCTTGCCAGCGATGTTCAGGTTGTTGCACCAGTGCGCTGCCGGGTACACGGTGCTGGTGCCTGCTGCGACCATCGCCAGCGTTGCCTTGCGCCCCTCAGTCAATGTTCCACATGCGGCGGGCGCTGCGTCATTTGCGTTTTTGTACGCAATGGATGTGTTTTCGCCGGAGGACTTTGGCGCCACGATCACGCGATAGCGCGACATGATCGACCAATCGGTAAACGTGCCCGCGCCACCCACACTGGTGACGTTGATCGTCAGCGCGGTGCCTTTTGCGCTAGTCACCACGCCCACCATCTTGTTTGCCGGATTGGCCCGGCTGCGCACCTCCAGTTGCTGCCCGCCATACACAATGGGTGCGCCGGACATGTTGGACACGGTGAAAGTCTTGCTGCCCGCGCCAATGGTGGTGCTCGATGCGGTCTGCGCCAGCTCGTTCCAGATCATGCCGGCATAGAAGCCGCCCTCAAGGGGGTCGCCAAATGCGGCCGGTGTGGCCGTGGGCGCGGCGATGTAGTCGTCGAAATCAGCCTCGGTCGTGAAGCTGGTCGCCGCAGACCAAGCGCTGTATACGCCCTCCGCGTCTTTGTAGCGCGCGCGCCAGTAGTAAGTGGTATTGGTCGCCAGCACGCCAGCGGTCAATGTGTATGCGACAGCGGTGCCGGCAATATCGCCCGTGCTGACCGCCGTGGTAGCAAAGTCGGCTGCAGTCGATACCTGGAACTGCGCGGCCGTCATTTCGATGCCATACAGCGAGTAATAGGTGGAGCCGGTCAGCGTAGGCGTCTCGCCGATGCTGGTCGCTGCGGCGGCGGGGGAAATATTGGATGGCGCACGGATGGCGTCCGTGCTGAGGGTGATGTCCCCGGCGCCGAGCAGGCTCGCGCCATTGATTGTCTTGATGCTGACGGCCCCAGCCTGGCCGCCAATGCTGGAGACGCCTGCAACTGCGCTGATGCCATCGCCCCATGCTGCGCCCGTCCACACGCGCCATTTGGTGAGGGTCGTGTCGTAGTACGTCGCGCCAGCCAGTAGCGCATCGCCTTGGTTGTCTGCTGCGGGCGGCGCGGCCTTGTTGCCCAGGTTGAGCTTGCTGGCGGCGATGCGGCTGGC